GGCGCTATACAATGTCAAGGGAAAAAGTGACTATTTTTTCGATTGCGGGAATATGCAACTAAGGCCGGTTTGAGGGTCTAACGCGAGCGTCACACTCGCGTAGCGTAGTTGTGGACGCAGTTGTTAGCGTCCGGGAAGGATTAGCATGAAGTGCAATTTTTGCGGAGAATGTACAGAATGTGCAAGCAGAATGATGCGAATCCGGAATTTTGTCTATGCGGGAAAGACGCTGTGCGTGAAGTGCCCTTCGTGTGGGCATCCAAACGATCTCGGGAAAGAACGCTTGATCCAATATGACTCGCCTGCTCCTTTTGTATTTGAGCATGAGTGCGCGGTATGCGGTAGAGTATTCGACATGCGGGATACCCATGAGGCAGATTATAGCGTGATAGATATGAGACGCTAACGCTTGCGTCACGCGCAAGCCGAAGGCGTGACGCTGTGGACGCATTTGTTAGCGTCCAGAAAGGATTAGCATGAAGTGCAATTTTTGCGGAGAATGCCTCAAGCCCCGGACCGACGTGGCCAGCCCGCTCGACACGCTCAGGAGGGCGGCATGAACACATCACCGAAAACCAACTACGACCAGAAGCGCGCGAGGCTGATCAAGATGGTCCATATCGCCGCGAACGAGCTGGGACTCCTGAATCCCAAGCGGCATGAGACCGATCCGGATGATGAATACCATCTCCTGCTCCGGCAGTGGAACCGGCCGGGGACCAGACAACCGGTGACGTCGTCCACCCAGATGAGCACGGCGCAGCTTGGGGAGCTCTACCGGCACATGAAGCGGCTGGGGTTCAGGGTGCGGCGCAGAGAGCAGAGCGCAGAGCGCAGAGAGTCAAAACCCCATGCGCCAAGCCCTATGCGCTATGCCAGCAGCCTCCAGGGCCTGCGCGAGGAGATTGTGGACCTGGCGAAGCAGCGCTGGGGCGCGGATAGATCATGGGAACAGCCCTTGAATAATTTCTGCCGGCGCTTCGGGATATCAAAATGGCAGTGGCTGGATGTAGCGCACGGCAAAGAAGTGAAGGCGGCGATCATCCGATTGCGGAATGCGGAATGCGGAATGCGGAATGAAAATCAAACAGGCGCCACAGAGAGCACAGAGGACACAGAGAAAGACGAGGTCCCGTTCTGATGGATGAGAAAAAGAAGCATCTTGAATACGTATACCTGACAGCGGAGGAATATCCGAAGCTCTGCGAATTGCTCGGGCCGGACGGCGCCGCGGACTGGATCGAGGAGCTGAACGACTACCTTGGTCAGAGCGAGAAGAACCGGAGAAAGTACGACAGCCACTACCACACCATCCGGGCCTGGGCGAGAAGGGCCGGGAAGAAGACGAAGAACGAGGGACGAGAGACGAAGGACGCAGAAGTTCTCATTGATCTCATCACGGAGCACGCCTCGATGCCTGCGGGGATCGCGTCCGGCCTCGCCGCGAAGTTCCGGACGATGGCGGAAAAGATGCGGACCAACTGGCCGCGGCTGCACGTGCAGATCCGGCAGGACCGGGAGGCGGCAGAAACGCAGATACGGAAAAACCTCTGATCTCGCGCAAAGACGCAAAGACGCAAAGGAAAGCAGTGTAAATGAAATGAAAAAATCAGATGCAAAGATTATCGAGAAGCTCCCCGGGGACCTGCGGGAGCTGGCGGAGCTGATCGGCGTGGAGAAGACCCTGCTCGTGGTGGAGCGGTGGGGCGGGAGTTACATCCTCGTGCCGAAGTGCGACGACATCAAGCGCGAGATCCGCATCGCCGAGGCGCAGAAGATCTACGACCGGGGCGGCGTGACGATCCGGGACCTGGCGCTCAAGTTCCAGGTGACGGACCGGACGATGAAGACCTGGCTCAAGCTCGAAGCGGAGGACGTGCCCGCGCCGCTGCTTGAGCTCATGGACAGGACTTGACAAGGGAGCAAAATTCAAATATGCTTTGATGCGCGAGGTGAACAATGCTAAAGGAAATCGTTGACCAATTGCAAAACATCAGAGAACACATCGCCAAGGAAATTGGCTACCCCTGTGACATACGAGCTCAGCTGAAATCAGAAGGCTTAGAACTCAGGATTTGGTCTACGCTTGGCGGCGTTCTTGACCGCTACTATTACTACCAGCAGATTTTCACGTACCGAGAATTACAAGAGGGAAAAACCGAGGATCCCCTCGTAGACAGATTCGTTCGCGAAGCTATCGATTTGTTCCTGAAACAACTGAACGCAGGCTAAAGCCCTGCGGCTACCCGCCAGCCTGAAGCCCCGACGGTATTGACCGCCGGGGCTTTTTGTTTCTCCATGTGAAGCGTTACCCCTTTTTGATTTCCCCCTCCATCCCGTACTCTCTCTCCATCGCGCATCCTCCCCTTTTCAACGGGGTCTGCGGAGGCATCCGCAGGCCCCACCCCTTCCACGACGGGGAGCGCGATGGAGGATACGTGGACAACGCGGTCTTCGAGAAACTTTCCCCCCTCGAGCTCATGGCGCTCTGCATCTGGGCCGAGGCGCGGAACCAAGGCCTGGAAGGCATGCAGGCGGTGGGGTCCGTGATCCTGAACCGCGCCTCGCGTCCCGGATGGTGGGGCAAGGATATCAAGTCCGTCATCCTGAAACCCTACCAATTCTCCTGCCTGAACGAAGACGACCCTCAGCGCAGCCGCATGATGCAGATGGCCGCGGACTTTGGCGCGTCCCTTGCCAAGAGCGAACTACTCCGCGCCTGCTGGTGGATCGCCAAGGGCTTGCGCGAGGCCATCGCTCCGGATGGAAAGCCGGCCCTTGGCACGAACGTCGGCGGCGCCACGCACTATCACACGACTGCGGTCAATCCCAATTGGAAGAGCAAAATGCGGATGGTGACGAAAATCAAGGACCATATTTTCTATACCACGTTCCCATGAATACTAGGAGGGGCCCACGGGACCGCGCGCACCCGGAGGAAGACGCAGTCAGGCGGCGAGCATTTAGAGCCGCGCATGACCGGCGGCAGCGCCCTACAGCCCGATAGAAAAAGGCGTACACGGCGGACCAGGAGAGCGCAGGCGCCCGCGGAAGTTCTCCCCCGCCACGATTCCAAGGAGGGTCATGTCATGAGCCATCGCACCGTCAGCCTCATTCTTTCGCTCGTCTGTTTCGCGGTCATCATTCTCTGCGCATACTCGGCCTTCGCGGATCAGGCCGAGCTCTCCTGGCAGGCCGTGACGACGAACACGGACGGCACCGCCTGTACGGACCTCGCGGGCTACAACGTCTACCTGCACGACGACGCGGCATACGCGAAGATCGGCGTGGTCTCGTCCGGGGTCCTCGGCTATACGGACTCCGGCATTACGGTGCCGAACAACACTGCGGTCACCCGGTGCTACGTCGTGACAGCCTTCGACAACGACGGCAACGAGAGCGCGTACTCGAACGAGGCGTGCAAAAGTTTTTTCGGCGCGGACACCATCGCCCCCGGAAAGCCCGCCCTCTCCGTTCGTTAGGGACGATGGCGCCAGGAAGGCGATGACGGCGGCGATGGAACAGGCGGGGCTCACCTGCCCCCGGTGCGGCGGCACGGTCCCCGTCCGGCACTGGCAGGTCGGCCCGTTCCCCTGCCCGCTTTGCAAGGGTCCGGTCCGGATAGGCCGCGGGGACCGGGAGCTCATCCTTCAGGAGGCGTGAGATGGACCAGGAATCGGAAGTCGGAAGCCGGCAGTTAGAAGTAGTAAAGCAGGGTTTTCTCGATGAGGCATTCAGCGACGGCGAGCAGGCGTCGTTCGGCCGCCTGGGCGCGGGCATATCGCTCCTGTTCGTCTGCGGCTGGATCACGCGCCTCGTGTGGCGCGTCGCCGATTTTTCGGCGCTGCCGAACCTCGCCATCTTCATCGGCGCCTGCGCGGCGTTCGTCGCCACGCTCTACGGGCTTTCCCGCGCCGGCGACGTGATCGAGGCGATCAAGACTGTGCCCAAGCCGGAGGGCAAGGCGTGAAACTCGACCCCGGAAAGTTCACGGTCGACGAGAGTCAATCGAATCCCGACATCGTGGCCATGCAATATCCCGGCTGTCCGATCAAGGGGATCTGCTTCTTCATGGCGGTCGGCTTCGGCAGCGTCGCCAAACAATGCGAACACCTGAAAACGGAAGGCGATACCGCCGAATGCCTCTCCGGAGAAGAAAATAAATCATGACCCGTTCTCTCGACAAAAAGACCCTGATCATCATCGCCGAGGCGCTCGTGATCATCGCACTCTCAATCCTATTGTGGAAGGGCTGCGGGAGCGGAAGGACCGGGACGGTCCTGCCCTCGGACGACGCGGCGAAGCCGAAGCATGCGGTCGCAACGTCCGCGCCCGTGCGCGCACTCGACAAGGCGGCGGTCAAGGACGCGGTCCCGAAGGGCGTGGTCCAGAACCCGCAGGCCGAGGTCCTGGCCACGGGTAAGGTCGTGGACGACTCCGGCTCCCGCACCATCGCCGCGGTGCTCGACACAGAGACCGGCGATACCGCGCTCGTCCAGAAGCGGCCCCTCTTCGAGTGGATGAGCGCGAGCGAGCTGGGCCTGGGCTACGGATGGGGAGACGACGGCGAGGAAAAGGCCGTGCGCGTCGAGCACACCTTTGCCCGGATCGGCGGCGTCTATGCCTCTGCCGAGGGCCGCATCCAGACGAACGACGAGGAGACCCGCTGGAGCGCCATGCTCTGGCTGAATTACCGATGGTGAGGTGATCGCATGACCGACGTATTTGCCCAAGCCTTGGCCGCCGTGATCCAGTACCTCGGACCGTATCCCATTCTGCTGACGATCGTGCTGTTGGTTCTCGCGCCCTGGGGCGCCATGGTCTGGCTCAGCTACAAGCAGGACAAGCGGCTCAGTAAAGTGTTTGAACGCCAGGACAAACAATTTGCCGACGTGGTGCAGATGTACAAGGACAACGTCGTGTTGTGCGAACGGTATGATCACCACTCCGGAGAACAGGCCAAAATCACCTCGAACCTCCAGGACCTGGTGATCCTGACGACATCCACCATGCAGAGCCTCGTGGACCATATCAAGGGTGCACGAAGCAATGGTTGAGGAGGACGCATGAGCCAAGCGGACGTAATCAGACAGGGCGACATCAAAAAGCGGCGGCTGGCGCGCTCGATGGCCCAGGCGGAAGCGAAGACGGCGCTGCGGTTTTTGATCAACACGGCCACCGCTGCTTTCGGCAAGCCGGTCGAGGAAATCAATACCGCCGAGCTCACCGCGCATCTGGAACAGCTCGTGGCAAAACAGGAAGAAATCAAACAGCTCGACGCGGAGATCAACGACCTGGAACGGTAGAGGTAAGTTTTCTCTGCGTCCTCTGCGGTGAAATTTAAAGGAGGCATCATGGCAACGGGCACGGTCAAATGGTTCAACGACGCAAAGGGCTTCGGCTTCATCACCGGCGACGACGGCACGGACTGTTTCGTGCACTACAGCAACATCCTGGGCCGCGGCCACCGGACGCTCGCCGACGGCGCGCGGGTTTCCTACGACGTGGCGCAGAAGCCCAAGGGGCCCCAGGCGGAGAACGTGGAAGCCCTCTAAGGGATGCAGGATACAGGATGCACGATTTGGATCATGCATCATGGATCATGAATCATGACCAACCACACCAAAAAGCGCCGGCATTCGAAGTTCTTCTCCTTTCCTCCGGAGATCCAGGAGCAGGTAAAAGCGCTCCTGATCGAACCCACCACGACCTATGACGACGTGGTGCAGTTTCTCAAGAGCAAGGGCTATGACTGGTCGGACTCGGGCGTCGAGCGGTTTTCGAAGTGGTTCTTCAACGAGATCCGCGAGACCGAGATGCTCCGGGACCAGGCGGCGCTCCTCCTGAACGAGCCCGAGCGGGCGTTGGAGCTCGAAAAACTCACGGCCACGATGATCACGAAGCGGCTGGCCATGGCCATGCAGCAGGATGACTTCAGCGTCCTGAAGCACGCCAAGATCATCGACGCCTTTGCCAAGCTGCAGAGGTCGAGCACGCAGCGGGAGCAGTACACGGCGGAGGTCCGGACAAGGGTTGCCAGGGCCGCGGAGAGCGTTGCAAAGATCGCAAAGAGCAAGGGCCTGACCGCCGACACGGTGAGCCAGATCAAGGACAAGATTCTGGGTATCGGAAAATGACCGACGTGATCACGCTGGACAAACTGAAGTCCCAGGCGAACGACGGCGTCCTCCTCGGCTATCAGAGGAGATGGGTCGCAGACCCGGCCGTTGTAAAGGTTTCGGAAAAGTCGCGCCGGATCGGCCTCACCTGGGGGGAAGCCGCGGACGACGTCCTGATCGCCTCCGCCGAGGACGGCATGGACGTGTTCTACGTCGGCTACAACAAGGACATGACGCGGGAGTATATCGACGAGTGCGCGTCCTGGGCCAGGCATTACAACCTCGCCGCCTCGGAGGTCGAGGAGTTCATATTCAAGGACGAGACGCCCGACGGCGACAAGGACATTCATGCCTTCCGCATCGACTTCGCCTCGGGCTTCAAGATACTGGCGCTCTCCTCGCGGCCCTCGAACCTGCGAGGCAAACAGGGCGTGGTGGTGATCGACGAGGCCGCGTTCCACGACGACCTCGACGGCCTCATCAAGGCTGCGATGGCGTTCCTGATGTGGGGCGGCAAGGTGCGGATCATCAGCACGCATTTCGGCGAAGGCAACGCCTTCAACCTTCTGATCAACGAGATCCGCAAGGGCCGCGTGCCGTACAGCCTGCACCGCGTCACCCTCGACGACGCCATTGCCGAAGGGCTGTACAAGCGGATCTGCCTGCGGCTGAAAAAGGACTGGACCGAGCAGGAAGAGGCGGCCTGGCGCGAGCAGATCATCAAGTCCTACAAAGAGCACGCCGACGAGGAGCTCTTCTGCATTCCGTCCAAGGGCAGCGGGATCTATTTCACGAGCGTCCTCGTCGAGAGCTGCATGAAGAAGGACATCCCGGTCCTGCGCTGGCGCTGCCCGGACGGGTTCGACCAGCTCCCGGACGAGGAGCGCAGGAAGACCTGCCAGGACTGGCTCGACCTCGGAGTGGCGCCCCTGCTCATCGGGCTCGACGAGAAACAGTTCCACTGGTTCGGCGAGGACTTCGCCCGGGACGTGGACCTCACGGTCATCCTGCCGCTCGGCAGGAAAAAGGACCTCAGCCTCCGCGCGCCCTTCGTCATCGAGCTGGCGAACGTCCCCTTCCGCCAGCAGGAGCAGATCCTCTTCTTCGTGTGCGACCGGCTCCCGAACTTTCATGGCGGCGCCATGGACGCGCGCGGGAACGGCCAGTACCTCGCGGAAGTGGCGATGCAGCGCTACGGCGCGGACCGGATCCTCCAGGTCATGCTGACCCGCGAGACCTACCGGGACGCGATGCCGAAATATAGAGTCCGGTTCGAGGAGCACACCATCGAGCTGCCAGCGGACGCGGACATCCTGGAAGATCACCGGGCCGTGCGCATGGAGAAGGGCGTGCCGCTCATCTCCGACGTCCGGCGGCCCGGGCAGGAAGGCGGCAAGCGCCACGGCGACGCGGCAGTGGCCGGCATGCTCGGCGTCCACGCCGTCGAGAAGATCGCCTGGGGCCCGGTGGAGTACGAGACCGTCGCCTCCCGCTCCGGCATCGGCATGGAACGCTCTCATCTGGGCGGCCGGAGGGGCGCATGGTAGCGCAAAAAATCAAAGCAAGTTTGACAAAGTCGCATTTTGGCGACAGGACGAATCGAAAATAAGCCCTCCGTTGCAGGAAGCGGCGGGGATGTATTGCACTAGGGGTCGTCATGCGAACGTACCCCGTTTATGAATGCGATGAGGGCTATAGGATGAGACGCGAACAGAGGCACTCAGAATTCGATTTTCGGTTTTATCCGTGTTCATCCGTGTTCATCCGTGGCTAAAGAGGATTTATGGCGCTCGTCGACCAGTACGGAAAGGAAATCAAGAGCGGCAAACCCATCCTGGAGAAGATCGCGGTCCAGACCGTGCGGGACCGCTACAGCTCCTACCCCTCCCAGGGCCTCACGGCCGAGCGGCTCGCCACGATCCTGAAGGAGGCGGACCAGGGCTATGTGTTCCGCCAAGCCGAACTCTTCGAGGAAATGGAGGAGAAGGACGGCCACCTTGCCTCCGAGCTCCAGAAGAGAAAGCTCGCCGTGGCCGGCCTCGAATGGGAAGTGCAGCCTGCGTCGGAATCCGCCGAGGACAAGAAGATCGCCCTGGCCGCGAAGGAGATGCTGGGCTACATCGGCTCCTCGCTCGACGCGGATGAGGACCTGGACGGCTTCGACGGCGCGCTCACGGACATCATGGACGCCGTGGGCAAGGGGTTCTCCTGCGGCGAGATCGTGTGGGACATGTCCGAGGGCCAGGTGTGGGTCGACTCGATCAACTACTGCCACCCCAAGAAGTTCACATTCAACGGCCGCCCCGAAAACCAGACCGGCGTCGTGACCGCGGGCCTCGGCAGGCTCCTCGGCTATCCCCGGCTCATCACCGACGCCGAGCCGGTCTGGGGCGAAGAGCTGCCGCCGAACAAATTCGTCTTCTTCCGGCACAAGGCCCGGTCCGGCGCGACATCGCGCGGCGGGCTCCTGCGGCCCTGCGCCTACCTGTACTTGTTCAAGAACTACGACATCAAGGACTGGCTCGTGTTCAACGAGCTCTTCTCCGTGCCCATGCGCGTGGGCAAGTACAAGCCCGGCGCCACCACGGACGAGATCGAGAAGCTCAAGCAGGCCGTGTTCAACCTGGGCGTGGACGCCGCCGCGGTCGTCTCCGAGTCAACGGTCATCGAGCTCCTGGAGTCCGCCCAGCGGACGCAGAGCTCCGGGTTCAAGGACCTGGCCGAGTTCTGCGAGAAGACCCAGACCAAGGTCATCCTCGGCCACACGGGATCAAGCGAGGGCACACCCGGGAAATTGGGCAGCGAGGATCAGGCAAAGGAATTGCGGCAGGACCTCAAGAAGGCCGACGCCAAGGCGCTCGAGCGCTGCGTGCGGCTCAGGCTCCTCGGCCCCTGGACCATGTTCAACTACGGCCCGGACGCGGCGGTGCCGAACTTCAAGCTCCAGTACGAGCAGGGCGAGGACCTGGAAAAAACCTCCAAGGTCTACGCCGCCCTCGTCCGCGACATGGGCTACGATCAGATCCCCGTCTCGCATGTGCAGGAGAAGTTCAATCTCCCCGCGCCCAAGGAGGGCGAGCCCACGGTGAAGCCGCCGCAGCCGGCAAACCCCTTCGGGAATATGACCGCAGAGGACGCGGAGGGCAACGACAAAAAGGCGATGCAACAGAACAGGCGCTGCGCCTGCGGGCAGATACACAAATCCGCAATCCGCGCCCAGCATCCGGCCCTCGATCTCCAGCTCCACGCCGACCAGGACTGGATCGTCGAGTACCTGCGCCGCATCGAGCCCGCGCTCAAAGGCGCGAAAAAATCCGCCCTGGACGAGATCGGACGCTGGCTCGCGGAGCAGGCCGAGCCGCCCTCCCAGGCGGAGTTCACCGCGAAGATCCAGGAGATACTGGGCGCGGCATACGGGAAGATCGATCAGGCCGCGGTCAGGGACGCCGTCGCCGACATGTACCGCTACTACAAGACGAGCCTGCCTGCGGGCAGCGCCGTCGTCTCCTTCGGCGGGGCCGACGCCCGGTCCGTGGCCTTCCTCGCGGACGTGGACCGGATGTTCTTCTCCAAGTTCGTGAAGAACCCCGAGGCAGAGGCGGCCATCACCGATTTTCTGAACGAACGGTATCTCAAGGGCGGAGAGGGACTCTTCGGCAGGGGAAATCCGGAGACGATCGCCGAGCTCAAGGACCTCCTCTCCCAGAAGATGACCGACGTGTCCGGCAGCCAGGTGAACAGGATCGTGGACACCAGCGTCCAGCGGATCCGCAACTGGGCGCACATCTCCCGTCTCTCCGACGCGGCCGTGCCCGAGGTGGAGGTCTACGAGCCCACGCAGGACTGCCCCTTCTGCGTCGCGGTCCACGGCAAGGTGGTCCGGGTCGAGGCCGCGGCGGCGAAGATGAGCGAGTACCGGGACATGGACCCCGCGGACTACGCGGAGCACCTGAAGCAGAACCCCGCGCTCTCGGAGAACGTGCTCGATTTCGTGGCGCGGGGCGAGCTGCCGCCCTACCATCCCCATTGCCACGGCAGGGTGATCGTGAGGACGAAATAATGGAATTCCGGATATCCATGACGCCGGACATCGAGGACATGGTCAAACGCCTGGGAGAGGACGTGGAGGCCGGGCTCGTTGCCGGCATGACCAGGGCCGTGGGCGCGCTCGAGGCGGAGGTCGTCGGGGAGGCCCCGGTCGTCACCTCGAACCTCGCGAACTCGGTGACGAGCGAGGTCGACCCCGATGGCCGGCGCGGCGAGGTGCGGGTCCAGGCGGGATACGGCATCTACGTCCACGAGGGCACGGGCCTCTACGGCCCGGAGAAGAAGAAGATCACCCCCAGGACCGCGAAGGCGCTCAAAACGCCCTACGGCCCGAGAAAGAGCGTCAAGGGCCAGAAGCCCAACCCCTTTGCCCAGCGCGCCCTGGAAGCGACCGACATCCAGGCAGAGTTTGCGCGGGGCCTGGGGGACTATCTCAAAAGCAAAGGATGGTGATGCTATGCCCTACGACATCAAAAATCCGCCCGACGTGATCCGGATGCTCCCGCCCCATGCGCAGGAGATGTGGATCTCCGCCTTCAACGAGGCATCGAAGGACACCCCCGGCGACGAGGGCAAGTGCGCCGCGATCGCCTGGGCCGCGGTCGAGCGCGAGTACAAGAAGGACGAGCGCGGCAACTGGGAGAAGATGGGCGAGCCGACGATGAACCGCAGCATGTTCTGCCTGCACGACCTGGCGGGCGTAGCGCCCGCCGAGGTGCAGCTCGCCCCCTACGGCACGCACCGGACGCCCAAGTACGGGATACTCCTCGTGGATGACGAATCTCTCGGGTCCGTCATGGCGCACGCCGCAGAGCAGGCGAACGACCGCGTGATCGATTATGAGCACCAGACCTTTGCCGAGCCGCCCGTGATCGCGCCGGCGGCCGGATGGATCAAGAAGCTCGTGAACAGGGGCAAGGACGGCGTCTGGGGGATCGTCGAGTGGACCGAGAAGGCGCGCCAGATGATTGCGAACCGGGAGTACCGCTACCTCTCCCCCGTGACGCTCACGCGCAAATCGGACGGCAAGGTACTGGCCATCCTGGGCGCGGGGCTCACCAATATGCCCAACATCGACGGCATGGTGCCGCTCGTGAACAAAGCCGGACTTCCGGAGGGATCCGGGGGCCGAGCAAACAAGGAGGAACCTATGTGGAAAGAGCTGCTGAAGCTGCTCGGGCTTCCTGAGGACGCGACGGAAGCGGCCGCCATGACGGCGGTCAACAATCTGAGAGGGGGGCTCGCCTCTGCCCAGCGCATCGTGGCCAACAAGGCCGTGCTCGCCGCCCTGGGCGTGGCCGAGGCGGCGGGCGAGGCCGAGGTCGTCGTCACGATCAACAACCTCAAGGCCGGGAACCAGATCGTGGCGAACAAGAACGTGCTCGACGCCCTGGGAGTAAAGCCCGACGCCCCGGAGAGCGAGGTCGTGGGCACCATCATGGCGATGCGCCAGGCCCACGCCAACATCGGCGAGCTGACCTCCCAGGTGAACACGCTCAACTCCGACATCACGAAGCGCAACGCCGACGAGCTCGTCGAGATGGCCATGAAGCAGGGCAAGATCACCCCGGCGCAGAAGGACTGGGCGCTCCAGAGCGCGCGCAAGGACCCCGAGGGCTTTAAGGTATTTCTGAACAAGGCGCCCGTGGTCGTGCGGTTCGACAGGGTCGCGGGCGAGGAAGAGGCCGCGGACCGGCTCGATGAGACTCAGGTCAGCGTCAACCGGCTCCTGGGCGTCACCGACGAGAGCTGGAAGAAGCACCACAAGGTGGCGTAAAAAAACAACCACGGGCGCTTAGCGCTCACGGGCAAAAACAAGGAGGCTCTTCATGAGCAAGACGAAGAAGAAAAGGCTTTTCAGGTTCGGATTGATCGGGCTGGCCGTGCTGGCGTTCGCCTGCCTGGTCATGATGGGATTCATTGACCCGGCGGCCGCGGCGCTCTACGGCGGGCTGCCGCTCATCGGGTTCGCCGGCGCCCTCTCCGCGGACCGCGACACCCCGCAGCGCATCGAGGGCACGCTCAACCTGGGCGTCGCAACCGCGAAGAAGATTTACGCCGGCGCCCTCGTCATGCGGAGCGCCACGGGCTACGCCACTCCCGGCGCCGCGGCCACGGGATGCGTGGGCCTGGGCCGGGCCGCCGAGCAGGTGGACAATACCTCCGGCGCCGACGGCGCGAAGTCCGTCAACATCGACCGCGGCATCTTTCGCTTCGCCAACAGCGCCGCAGGCGACGCCATCGCCGACGCGGACATCGGCAAGGAGTGCTACATCGTCGACGACCAGACCGTGGCCAAGACCGACGGCGGCGGGACGCGCAGCATCGCGGGCAGGATCTTCGACGTGGACTCCTCGGGCGTCTGGGTCGAGTTCGCGATCGTGCCCCGGCCCGCCACGGTGGGCAGCGGCGACATGGACGCGACCCTCATCAAATACGCCACGGTCAACCTCACCAACGCGGAGATCAAGGCCCTGCGCGCCACGCCCAAGGAGCTCGTGGCGGCCCAGGGCGCGAACAAGGTGGTCGAGTTCGTGTCCGCCCTGCTCATGCTCAACGCCGGCACGAACGTCCTGACCGAGTCCGCGGACAACCTGGCCGTGAAGTACGAAAACGGCTCCGGCGCGGCCGTCTCCCAGGCCGTCGAGACGACGGGCTTCATCGACCAGGCCGCGGACACCGTGACCTCGGCGCTCCCGAAGATCGATGCCATCGCGGCCCTGGCCAACGCGGCCAACAAGGCCCTCGTGCTGCACAACACGGGCGACGGCGAGTTCGCCGGCAACGCCGCGAACGACGCGATTCTGGTGGTCAAGGTCGCGTACCGGGTGCACGACCTCTCGTAACGACTGACCCGTAGGGGCGGCCCCGTTGCCGCCCCGAATTTCCGTCCCCAGGAGGACACTAATCATGATCATCAATCAGGCATCACTCACGGCGCTCTACAAGAGCTTCCAGACCATCTTCAACGAGGCCTTTGCCGGGGCCGATACGTTCTGGAGCCGCGTGGCCATGCGCGTCCCTTCCATGACGAAGGAAGAGGTCTACGCCTGGCTCGGCGCGTTCCCGAAGATGCGCGAATGGATCGGCGACCGCGTGATCCAGAACCTCGCGCTCTCGAACTACTCCATCCTGAACAAGGAGTGGGAGCTGACCCTCTCGGCCAAGCGCACCGACATCGAGGACGACACCATCGGCGTCTACAACCCCATGATCGCCCAGATGGGCATGTCCACGGCCCAGCAGCCCGACGAACTCATCGCGGCATTGATCGCCAGCGGGTTTGCCACCGCCTGCTACGACGGCCAGTACTTTTTCGACACCGACCACCCCGCGGGGAGCGGCACGGTCTCGAACTCCGGCGGCGGCGCGGGAACGGCCTGGTATCTCCTCGACGTCAGCAGGCCAGTCAAGCCCTTCATCTTCCAGGAGCGCAAGCCCACGGAGTTCATCGCCCTGGACAACCCATCGGATGCGAACGTGTTCCTGAAGAACCAGTTCGTCTACGGCGCGTACCGCAGGAACAACGCGGGCTTCGGCCTCTGGCAGCTCGCCTACGCGAGCAAGCAGACGCTTGACGCCGACGCCTACGCCGCGGCCCGGGCCGCCATGATGAGCTTCAAGGGCGACTCCGGCAAGCCCCTGGGCGTCCGACCGAACCTGCTCGTCGTGCCGCCCAGCCTCGAGGGCGCGGGACGCGGGATCCTCATGAACGAGCGCGACGCCTCGGGCGCCACGAACAAGTGGCGCAACACGGCGGACCTCCTGGTCACCCCGTGGCTGGCGTAGGGTAGCCGCAGGCTTCAGCCTGCGCAGATAATCGCAGGGCGGCCCTGGATGGGCCGCCCATTTTCGAAAGGAGATCACCATGCCGAAAGTATCCGTCAAAGCAGTCCCCGCAAACGGCTTCTACCGCGCGGGCATGAAGTTCACCCGCGAACCCCGGGTTGTCGATGTCGATGCAAAGATCCTGGCCGTCCTCAAGGCCGAGCCCATGCTCGTGGTCGAGGATGCGGGAAAAGACGACGTTGACAAAAAGAAAAAATAGGAGGCCCCCATGAAACTCAAATCCGTTTTGATTGTCTGTCTTCTGTCCTCTGTCCTCTGTCTTCTGTCTTCCGCGGCCCAGGCCGCCTGCACCCAGGCGATCTCCACCAGCGCCAAGGGCAACTGGCTCAGCGGGCTCTTCCAGAAGGGCGACACCTACAAGATCGCCTTCTACCAGACTGCCGCGACCTGGGACGCCACGACCGCGCAGTACAGTGCCACGAACGAGATCACCGGCACGAACTACTCTGCCGGCGGCTACGCGCTCGATTCCCTCGCCTACGGGACAAGCGGGACGACGTACTGGATGGATTTTGCCGACGAGGTCCAGAACAGCGTGACCTTCGACCAGGCGTCTACCTGCGCCGTCATCTATGACGACACTGCCGCGAACACGTCCTGCACGGGCGCCGGCGCTCCCTGGCCGTGCTGCTCCGGCGCCGGGGCGGGCACCTGCCAGGACGCGGTCCTGGGAGTCTTCACCTTCACGTCCGTCCAGCCCTCGGCCGGGACGCTCACGGTCACCTTCCCGACCGCGGATGCCTCGAATGCCATCATCCGGATCGCCCGGGGCGCACTGGACTGGATATTCCCCGAGGCCTGGGCCGGGGACCGGATAGACGCCTACATCGAGCTTTCCGGCATCGTGCTTGAGGCGAAGCAATAGGCGCACATGACCGCCGATGAAAAGACTCGCCCTCATGCTCTGCCTCGCCCTCGCGCTGCCGGGGGCGGCCGTCGCCGCCCACACCTACGACACGCAGGGGACATCGGCCTCCTACGGCACGGCGGACCCGCACACGATCTCCTACACCTGCGGCGCGGGCACGACGCTCCTGGTGCTCATGGTCGAGCACAACGCGCAGTCGCGCACGGGCGGGACGCCCACCTACAACGGCGTCAACATGACGCAGGTGGGGACGGAGATCCGGAACGCCCAGGAGGTCGGCGTCGAGATGTGGTACATGCTGAACCCGCCCACGGGCTCGGCCTATGACATCGTCGTGCAGAACGATTTGCCCATCGATATGCGGATAACGGCAGCGTCATTCAAGGCGGGGAGCGGCTACGCCTCGGCGCTCTTCGACTACGCCACGGACAACGTGGACAAGCAGAACACGTCGCTCACGGTGAGCAGCGTGCCGGCGGGCTCGGTCTGCCTCGACGTCCTGGGCCACGGCTACACGAACCCGCCCACGGCGCGGTCGCACACGCTCATCTACACCCACGACCCCGGCGCCCTGTCATTTGAGACGCAGTACGGGCTGATCGACTCGACCGGAGACGTCACGATGACGCACACGCTCGGCGGCTCCGATGACGTGGCGAACATCATGGCCTGTTTCGAGGAAGTGGCAAGCGGCGCGACCGTGAACCTGTCCGGCCAGGGGACTGCCGCCTCCCCCGGGACGCTCGCCGTCACCGCGGCCACGGACGGCACGGCAACGCTCTCCGGCGGCGCATCTGCGGCGACCGCGGGAAGCATGTCGATCGCCGGCGGCACGGGAGCGACGGCGGCGCTCTCCGGCAGCGGAGCGACGGCGACTGCGGGCGGGCTCACCGTGGCCGGAGGAGCATCGGCGGCCGTGACGCTCTCCGGGAAATCGATGGCCGCCTCCGCTGGGAACCCCGGGGCGCACGATACGCCGATGTTCGCCAGCCTCGATCCCCACGGCAGGGCGACGATCACGACCGTCCAGGTCCCGTCCACCGGCATTGTCTGGAGCAAGCGCGTTCCCGGCGGCTCCTGGGTGCAGATCGCCTCAACGGGGGCGGGCGTGCAGTCGATCGTGGACAAGCGGCCCACGAAGCACTACCAGTGGGTCGCCTACAGCGGCAGCGGCGCGATGGACCTCACCTTCACCGGGACCGAGTTTGCCATATTCACGGCCCCCCGCGCGGACCAGTCAGGATACATCGACACGACGGTCGGGACCTCATCCACGTCAAATTCACTCACCGTCGGGCAAAAGACGTTCACGGTCGCCGCCGGGCTGCCGCTTACCATGGGGCAATCCCTGAAGATCTGCCGTACCGGGTACACGTCGGCGTATTTTTTCCGGGGGACGGTCAACTCCTATTCCGGCACCACTCTGGTCGTCGACGTGACGAGCGTCTTCAGCACGGGGACCTACTCCGCATGGACTATCCAGACCCGGGAGAATTTCAACATCCCCGCCTCGGCGGTTGACCGCATTGATTGGGAGAACACTGTCGGCAAGCTTGTCTACGGCAGGAGCGGTCTCACGAACGAGGCCCACACGATGAACATCTGCCCGGTCGATAACAGCGGCGGGCTGGAGTGGGATGGGGAGTCCTGGAATCCGGTTCCCTTCACCTCGGTCTACAAGGGCTACTGGTACTCCGATTTTTCATCGTCCTGGGGCGAGGAGATCGAATACAAGGCGGTGATCGACGGCGGGACGACCGAGACCGTCACGGTAACCCCGGTGGTCAACCGGGGGCTCGCCATCCAGTCCATCGTAGATCGGCTAATCGCCGGAAACAGCTTCACGAACTACCCGGCGAACATGCAGCAGGTCACGCCCTGGTCGAATTACAACGAGATGATCGGGGTCGTGGCCTATGCCTACTACATGACGCAAGACGCCCGGCTCGTGGGCATCGCCGAGGACATCTACGACGCCTATATCGCCAACAGCAACGGCACGACTGGCATCATCAACGACCAGCCGGACTATCCGAACGGCCACCTGCTGGTGGACGGCCGTACAGCCTATAACTATTATTTCGCCTATCAGGTCTTCAATGATTCCCGCTACCTCGACGTGGCGGACAAGATCGCCGGGACGCTGAGAAACAGTTGGAATAAAAACGGCTCGAACGTCTGGTATCCCGTCTCGAACGCATCGTCGGGACTCCCCGGCGTGCCGAACCACAGGACTGCGGCCAGCTACAGCCTGGCGCTTCTCTACAACGAGCCGAACTCGGACTGGTATCAGGATGCAACGGTCTCTACCATCCTCATCGCCAACGCCGACTATGCCGTCAACGACGGCGTGAACGGAAGCCAGATCAACGTCTCGACCGGCGCGACGCGCTACGCGCCCGGCACGGATGCTACCGAAGAGCATTTGTATGGACAGTACGAATGGGAGCATCTCCAGTATATTTCCGATTCCTTCACATGGGAAGCCACACTCATCGGCAAGATGCGGGACTGGCTCGTCGATTCCTTCCCGTGGACCGAGCCGTACTTTTTCCGCTCGGAGTTCTATTGGATCCAGTCGAATGCTTTCGCCCTTTCGCGGGCCGCGGCGAAGTACGTGAAGGACGGGACAATCCCGCAGGATTACATCAACACCCTCTATTCGGCGGCATTCGACACGATCCCCCTGACGAGCGCAGACAGCGGTTATGTGCCAGACGGCACGGCCCAGTCCTCCGCGCCGATCAACGACATCGAGACGGAATGGCCCGACGGCGTGATCTTCAGCGGGTATGCCATCCCGGCGCTCCTCAACAACGATGTCCCGAAGAACCTTTGGGCATGGGAAGGGCTGTTCAGCAATCCGGTTGTGACCTTCTTCGACCTTCCTGCCACGAGCAATTCGCTCACGGTCAATGTGACCGCGTTCAATGCGACGGATGACGTGCTCGTGACGGGATACAAGATAACCGAAAGCGCCACCCCTCCGGGGGCGGGGGATGCGGGCTGGACAAGCACAGCGCCCGCAACCGTCACGGCATCGGGAGAGGGGAGCATAACCTTTTACCCCTGGGTGAAAGACGGCAACAGCAACGTGTCCGCCGTGTATCCCTATCCCGAGACCGTCGCCATCAGCCTCGGGGTCACGCTCGTCGGCCAGGGGGCCACGGCCTCTCGCGGCACGCTCGCCGTGTCCGGGAATGTAGGCATCCCCCTCGCCGGGGAAGGCGCAACAGCCGCTCGCGGGACGCTCACCGTGTCCGGGGGCGCAAGCATCTCTCTCGCTGGGGAAGGGTCAACGGCTTCGCGAGGGACCCTTACGCCGGGCATCCAGGCGGATGGCGCCGCGACGCTCACCGGAGAAGCCGCGACGGCAAGCCGAGGCACGCTCGCCGTGTCCGGGGATGCGGGGATATCCCTCTCCGGGGAAGCCGCGACAGCATCGCGCGGCACGATCACGGTGTCCGGTGATGCGGGGATCTCCCTCGCCGGGGAAGGCGCAACGGCAAGCCGCGGGACGCTGATTGCAAATGTTACCGCTGATGGGACCGCAGTGCTCGCCGGGGAAGCGGCAACGGCATCGCGCGGGACGCTCGCCGTGTCCGGGAATGCGGGGATATCCCTCGCCGGAGAGAGCGCAACGACATCGCGCGGCGACCTCAGTGTAATTTCCGGGACCGTCGCGCCCCTCTCCGGATCCGGGAGCGCGGCAGGGAGCGGGACGCTCGCCGTGTCCGGCAACGCGGCGATACCGCTCTCCGGCCAGGCGATGGTAGCCTCTGCCGGGAGTCTCGGCGTATCGGGCGGAGGCGGCGCGTTCAAGCCGGCCTGGGTGAGGCCGCAGGAGGTGGTTCAATGAAAAACCGCATAGCGCATAGAGCATGGAGCATAGGGCTTCTTCTGTTCGTTGCCCTCTGCTCTCTGCCCTCTGTTGTTCCCGCCCTTCAGCGAAACGTCTCCAGCCAGACCATCTGCGCGGAGCTCGTCTCGAAGACCGACGGGTCGGCCGTCACCACGGGCACGACCACGGTCTACGTCACGGGCGACGGCGGCGCCCAGGCGGAAGGGTCCGGCACGGTAACGCACGAGGGCCAGGGGCTCTGGTGCTACGCACCGACGCAGGCAGACACCAATTATTCGCATGTCGCGTTTACATTCGCGAACAGTTCCGCGGTCCCTCAAACGGTCCAGACCTATCCCGGCGGCGTCTTCGCCACGGCGCTCTCTCCCGGCGTGCTCTCGGACGTGATCACCGTGTCGGCCTCGGCCGTGGATATCCGGCGCGGCGACGTGGTGACGTTCACGTTCAGCCTGGGTCCGAGCTGGCCCTTGACCGGGAAGAAAGCCTACTTCATCGCGAAGAAAGACCGGACCGCATCAAACTCGACGGCCATCGTGAACCGCGAATGCACGGTGACCGACGCGGCGAACGGCGTCGCCGAGATCGCGCTGACCGATGCCGAGACCGCTGCCGTCGGGAGCTATTACGCCGAGGTCGAGGTGCGGGATGCGGACGACACGAACCCGAAGACCGCGCGGCAGTTCACGCTCAGGATCAGCCAGGACGTGAGGCAGTGATATGGCCGACTTCAACGCAGCGCTGGACAACCTGAAGACGTAAGGAGAGATCATGTATTCATCCATAACCAGGATCAAATCGAAATTGACCGAGCAAACGCTCATCCAGCTCACCGACGACGAGGGCCTGGGCCAGGCGAACGATGCCCGCATCACGGCGGCGCTCGAAAAGGGGTCCTCCGTCATCGACCTGTTCTGCGGCGTCAAGTATTCCGTGCCCTTCGCCTCGCCCTGGCCCGCGGTCATCGATGATTTGGCGGACGACCTCGCCGAGTACGAGCTCTACGCCCGGAAGGTGCAGGAGTTCCCGCCGGCGGTCAAGGAGAGGCGGGACAACGCCGCAAGGTTCCTGACCGACATCTCGAAAGGAACGGCCTCCCTCGGCATCGATCCCGCGCCCGCCGCCCCGACCGCGGGCGCGTCCGAGACCAACGTCGAGACGAACAACCGCGTCTTCACGCGGGACAAGCTGAAAGGCTTCTAGATGTCCTATACCGTCGACGAAATATACGCCCCGCTCCTGGACCTGCTCAAGCAGTCCTTCGGCGGGATCGCCGAGACCGTGGATTCCTACCACGGCGAGGTCCAGGACATCGTGGACCAGGCGCCGCAGCTCGCCGTCGCCTTCCCCGCGGTCTTTCTGCTGTACGGCGGCGCGACCTTCGAGGGCAGGAGCGCCCTCGTCGAGAACTTCACGGCGCTCGTCGTCTACGTGGCAAAGGACGTCCGCGGGGGCGATCATCTGCGCATCGCAGCCCACGCCATGATCGAGGCGGGCAAGGCGGCGATCTCCGGCAACAACCTCGGGCTCAATATCGCGCATTTCCGGCCCGGGCCCGTGCGCCACATCCGGACTGTGCGCGAGTTCAGCATCTATACCCAGCAGTTCACTACCTGGTTCACACGGTAAAGGAGGCCCTCATGCGGAATTTCTTAGCGGACTACAATCAGGTGGCCGTCAGCGCGGCCGCGAAGCAAACCGCGCTCGGCACGGCCCAGACCCTCGACACGCTCCTCTCGCTCCCGCCCGGGACCCTAGCGGCCCTAGAGAAGACCATCGACACGAACAAGGGCAAGGCCACGGGCTACGAGGAGGTGACGGCCCGGTACAACAAAGGAGACCGGAGCTTGATCACCCTCCCCTTCGACATGTGCAAGCCCAGCGACCTGGCCTTCCTGCTCGCGTTCCACTACAGCGGGATCTCGAGCTCGGACTGGGGCACGGGCAGGAAGCACGTCATCACCCCGGACAATTCCAAGCTCCTGGCGCCGACCTTCCCGGCCTTCACCCTCGGGCAGCGCGTCGGCAACTCGCTCGTTAAGCAGCGCCTGGCCGATCTCTTCGTGGACACGCTCAAGGTGCGCTTCGAGAAGGACAAGTGGCTTTCGGCCGAGGGCGGGTGCAAGGGAAGCGGCAAGGAGGAGGACAACATATACCAGGAGACGGTGAACGCGGCCTACAACACCACGTCGCTCACGCTCGCCGCGAACGCGGTCCAGGGAGCGACCGCGGCCGAGCGGCTGGACAGCATCCACCACATCGAGGTCCAGGTGCCGACCACCGGGGAATGGAAGCCCGTGGTCTGCACTGCGGCCAGCGGCGCAACGCCCGCCGTGCTCACCATCGAGGCCCCGGGCGGGGTCGCCACGCTCTGCGACTACAAGATCATCTACGTCCCCACCGAGCCCGCCTGGTGCACGTTTCCGGCGGAGGTCAGCGAGAGCCCGCTCCTCTGTTCCGATATGATCCTGAACGTGGGCGGCAAGTGGAACGGCAGCGCCATCGCGGGCGGCGATACGTTCGACCGGCAGTTCGCCAGCGTGGAGCACTCGAGCTCGAACGGCATGGTCCTCGAGGCCCGGCCGGCCACGGGGTTCTCCGGCCTGTACGCCAACTACGCGCGCCGGGGCGAGCGGAGCCAGACCCTCACCATCGACAAGGACATGCAGGACTACCTCCTGCAGCAGCGATTCAGGAACATGGAGGAGTTCGTCGTGTATCTCAAGGCCACGGGCGCGGAGTTCGAGAGCGGCAAGAACTTCTACGTCGAGGCCGTGTTCCCCAAGGTCGGCATCAACAAGATCCCGGTCAAGGTGGACGGCAAGATCGTGGGCGAGACCGTTGAGCTCACGGTCATGCAGCATGCGACTTACGGGTCCGTGCGCTACACCGTGGCGAACAAGGTCGCGAACTACGCCGCATAGAAAAACGATCCATGATTCATGATACATGACTTGTATCCTGTATCCTGAATCGTGCATCCTGCATCTCTTTAAGGAGGCCCCATGCTCATCGTCACCACCAGACACGACGGCACCCCCGAGACCCTGCGGCTCACGGTCCAGGGCTGTGAGATCGAGATCGACGTCCGGCCCTGCTACGCCGAGGACTACGACGAGCTCGAGCGCAGGTCCTACATCGTCGAGTTTGCCAAGGACCCGGACACCAAGGAGATGAAGCGCGTCTCCACCCTGGACAAGGTGCGGCTCTTCGAGAACCGCATCGACCACGCGATCGTAGCCTTCCGCGGCGTGGGGGAGGCAAAGGACAAGCCCTGGCCCGCGGACCGCAAGCACAAGCTGCTCCTCGTCCGGCTCAACACCGGAGACGATCCGCCCATCTGGAAGGTCGTATTCGATCGGTCGCGAGAGCTCGCCCAGGAGCGGCTCGAGGCCGAGGAGGAGGCGAGAAAAAACTCCTAGCCCTCGCCGGGGCCTTCTGCTCCGGCGAGGCGTGTGACGTGCATCAGGGCAACCGGGACATCTGGCGGCTCCTCGTCACCGCGGCCCGCCAGTGGCGGACGTGGGTGTTGACGGAGGCGGTCCGGACGTCGTCCGGCCACCCCGTCCCGGTCGTGGCCTCCCGGTTCTGCGGCCTGGACATGGGCGCCCTGGCATTGATGGCCCCGGCCTTCGGCCTCGATGCCAATCAAAGCTTCTTTGAAAAGCTCCGCGTCTTCGAGGCCGAGTGCCTGCGCATATGGGCAGCCGAGGCCTCGGGCGCGTGCACCGAGAAAAAGAAGCAGGAGTGCGCGGCCCGGCACGGAAAATTTTTGGAGTGGGCATGCAGCAAGTGCCCGGATAAACCAAAAGATGCATGATACATGATGCAGGTTTTAAATCCTGTATCCTGAATCCTGCATCCTGGATCGTTTTTATGGACAACATCGTCAAACTGATCGTCGAGACCGACGCCTCCGGCGCCGTGGTCGGCCTCCGTACCGTGAAGGACGAGGCCGAGAAGGCCGGCGCCGTGGTCAAGTCCTCCGGCGAGGCCGGCAGGCTCGGCTTCTTCGCCCTCGGGCAGTCCGTCGAGGACGCCGCCGCCAGCATGGGCGTGGCCCGCCAGGCCACCCGCCAGCTCGGCAACTCCGTCGAGCGCATGGCCGCCAGCGCCCTCCCCGGATTCGGCACGGCCCTGGGCGTGGCCACCCTCGCCGTCACCGCCGCCGTCGCGATCTACAATAAATTCATTGACGATCAGGAAGAGCTCCGCAATGCCGTCATCGAATCCGGCAACGCCCTGGCCGATGAGGTGATCGGCCTCGAGAAGAACCGCGTGGCCACGGAAAACGCCCGCAAGGCCCACTACGACCTCTACCTCATGAAGCGCCGGATCGCCGTCAAGGAGCTGGAGCTGGCCATCGAGGCCCAGACCGAGAAGATCAAGGAACAGGTCGAGACGATCAACGACGGCGGCACGACCCTGTCAAAGTTTAAGCGGCTTTTTACGACGGCCTTCGACTGGAAGGGCGCGGCGTTCGAGAACCGCACGATCGTCGAGGCCTGGGCCGAGCAAACGGTCAAGGACCTGGAAAAGCCGCGGAACGAGCTCGAAAAGTCCGTCCTGGCCCTCGCCGGGATGTACGTCAAGATGAAGGACCTCGGCAATACAGCGCTGCCGAAGAGCACGTTCGAAGAGGGCTCCTATGACGAAGAGAAATCCACGGGCCTCACGGCGAAGGAAATATACGAGGCGGACATGGCCGAGATGGCCCGGACGCGCGAGCTGGACATCGAGAACGCCCAGGCCTAC